ACAACAACATGGCTATGTCACTTAAAGAATATTTAAATAGTAAGATAAAATCAAAAGGTTCTAGCCTAAGTAAAGAAAAAGCTAAAGCTGGTAAATATAAAAGTATCTCAGCAGCTAAAAAAGCTGGAGCACTTTACTATACTAATAAAGATGGTAAAGTAATGGCAGCTGTTTTTGCAGAAGATCTAAAAAAACCTAAACCTAAACTTGGTGCAGGTAAAGTACCCAAAGTTACAGTTAGAACTCTTAGTGATACTCGTGGTGGTCGTGGTGATGGTGCAAATGAAGTTTTAGTAAGACGTGCTGAAATTGCTATTTCTGCTGGAACTGAACCTAAAAAACCTACAGCTAAAGTTAAACCTAAGTCTAGACCTACAATAACACAGCTAAAAGCAAAGCAAAGAAAACTTCGCACACAAGTAGCTAATGCCAGACAAAAAGGTAAGGATGATAAGGCGGCTGCTGCTGAAATTAAAAAACTTACTACTATGATTAATAAATTAAGGTAACGTAAATGGCTATAGTTGCTACAGCTAAATATTTTACTAAGGCAAAAAATCTATCTGCTACATCAGGTAGTGCTAGTGGTGATGTAGTGTATACGTGTCCTAATAAACATGTATCACTCATTACTTTTTTACATGTATCTAATGGTGCAACAGGTGCTAAGAAGTATAGCATACAGTGGTACGAGGCAGCTACAACTACATATCACACTTTCGTTGATGCAGTAAGCATGGCGGCAAGTACAAATGTAGAAGTCATACAGGGTGGTGGATACTTAGCATTAGCTGCAGGTGATCAAATTGTATGTTTTGAAGAAAGCAGTTCTGATTTTCACATAGTAGTATCTGGTGCTGAGTACTATCAACCAACTTAATGCATAACGGGGTTGCATTATTATCTATAGTATGTTATAACTAATTGAATATAACTACTCCTGCCTAGTTAGGGCTAACATTTAAAGGAGTAGAAAATGTTTAAAGCATATTGTAACCGAATCTTAGAAGCAATTCAAGTATCACAGCAAAGACGAGCAGACTATCACATACTAATGAACCTGTCTGATCATGAACTTAGTGACTTAGGAATTGGTAGATCTCAAATAAGAGAAAAAATTTATGGCGAAAGAACTTACTGAAAAACAACAAGCATTTTTAAACGCATTGTTTAATGAAGCTAGAGGCAATCCTGTTCAAGCTAAGAAACTTGCAGGATATGCCGATGGCGTGTCTACAACTTCTGTAATGGCTCCGTTAAAAGATCAAATTGCAGAAAAAACTAGAGATTTTATTGCAACTAGTGGACCAACAGCTGTTTGGTCTATGATGCATGTATTAGAAAACCCCACCGACTTGGGCAATAAAGAGAAAATGGCAGCAGCTAAAGACTTTCTAGATAGAGCTGGCTTTGTAAAAACAGAAAAAGTCGAAGTAAGATCAGAAAGCCCTTTGTTTATACTGCCACCAAAAGCAGATGAAGACTAAAACTTGGCAGTTACCTAAGCCTGAGAAGGTAGATGATGAATATGAATGGGTTCCAGTAGTAAGAATTGGTAGAACTATACCATTTGGTTACGAACAAGACCCAGAAGATGCAGATATTCTACTACCTATACCAGAAGAACTAGAACTTTTTGAAGAAGCTAAGAAACATTTAAAGAGATATAGTTATAGGGAAGTATCTGCTTGGTTAAGTACAACCTCTGGTAGAATGATCTCCCACGTAGGTTTATTTAAAAGGGTAAAACTTGAGCAAAGACGTAAGAACGCAGCTTCAGTCCAAGATTTCTATGCCCAAAGGTACAAAGCGGCAGCAGAAAAGGCGGAAAAGCTCGAAAAAGAAAGAATTGGTGCAAGACGTAGAGTTGAAACCAACGACTCCGATCAGCACACCGGATACTGAAGTAGAACAGGTACAAAGGGAAGTAATCTTTGAACCTAATCCCGGTCCTCAAACAGATTTTCTAGCTTCAACAGAGCAAGAAGTTCTATATGGAGGATCTGCAGGTGGTGGTAAGTCATACGCAATGATTGCTGACCCTGTAAGATACTTGAATAATCCAAATGCTCGTATGCTTCTAGTGCGTAGAAGCACTGAAGAGCTAAGAGAACTTATCTCTGTATCTAAACAACTATACCCTAAAGCAATTCCGGGTATAAAGTTTATGGAAAGAGATAAGACTTGGGTAGCCCCTAGTGGAGCTACACTCTGGATGTCATACCTTGACCGTGACGATGACGTTATGAGATATCAGGGACAGGCATTTAACTGGATTGGTTTTGACGAATTAACGCAATGGCCTACACCCTATCCTTGGAATTATATGAGGTCACGTCTTCGTACAACCAAAGCTAGTGGGCTACCTTTATATATGAGAGCAACTAGTAACCCCGGTGGTCCCGGCCATCAGTGGGTTAAGAAAACTTTTATAGACCCAGATACACCTAATAAGTCTTTCTGGGCTACAGACTCAGACACTGGTGAAATTATCTGTTGGCCTAAAGGTCATACTAGAGAAGGTGAGCCGTTATTTAAACGTAGGTTTATACCTGCTAACTTATTTGACAACCCTTATCTATCAGATGATGGAATGTACGAAGCTAATCTTCTGTCGTTACCAGAACATCAGAGAAGACAGTTGCTAGAAGGCGACTGGGATATAAATGAAGGGGCAGCATTTCCAGAGTTTAATCGAAAGATTCATGTTATAGAACCTTTTGATATTCCTAACAACTGGCCTAGATTTAGAGCATGTGACTATGGTTATGGTTCTTACACTGGAGTTGTATGGATAGCAGTTGCACCTGATGAGCAACTAATAGTATATCGTGAAATGTATGTTAGTAAAGTTCTTGCAACAGACTTAGCTGATTTAATTTTAGAAACAGAATCAGAAGAAAAAATACGTTACGGTGTTCTTGACTCTTCACTATGGCACAAACGTGGTGACACTGGTCCAAGTCTAGCAGAACAAATGATTGTTCGTGGTTGCAGATGGAGACCAGCAGATAGATCAAAAGGATCTCGTGTTTCAGGTAAGAATGAGATACACAGAAGACTGCAGGTAGATGAGTTTACAGAACAACCCAGAATGGTAATCTTTAATAACTGTAAAAATTTAATTTCGCAACTACCTGCTATACCTTTAGATAAAAATAATCCAGAGGATGTAGATACAAAATCAGAAGACCACCTTTACGATGCTTTAAGGTATGGTGTTATGACAAGACCAAAAAGTAGTTTGTTTGATTATACACCTGTTTCAAACACAGGGTTTCAAGCTAGTGATGCAACCTTTGGATACTGATACAATAATAACTTGTCCTAAGTGTTCAATACTTTATAACACAAATAAGTTTGAGTATTGCCCTAAATGTCGAGAACAATACGATTTTGATAATGGACCTTGGAAAAATAACGAATGAAAACTTTTGTAGTTGTTGTAAGTATATGGGGTAATACTGGTACTGATTGGGTATACACTGGAAATCAGTATGTTATGAATGAATTATTTACAAAAGAACAATGTGAACAAATTGTTGATAGTTCTAACTGGAATAAGTTTAAAGAAAACCAATACTATGATTTACAGTTTGACTGTTTTAATGAGGATAACCAATAATGGCGGAAGAAGAAACTTTTGGAAACGAAATGGCAATGGACTCTATAGAAAGTCAAGCTATTGAAGATGCAGAAAAAGAAACATATTCAGATCCACTAACAGGAAACATCGTAGGTTTAGTTCAAGATCGTTACAGTAAAGCTTCTACAGCTCGTGAGACAGAAGAACAACGTTGGGTAAAAGCTTATCGTAACTATCGTGGTTTATATGGACCAGATGTTCAATTTACTTCTACAGAAAAATCGCAGGTATTTGTTAAGGTTACAAAAACAAAAGTACTTGCAGCTTATGGTCAGATTGTAGATGTACTATTTGGAAATAACAAGTTTCCTATATCTATAGACCCAACAACTTTACCGGAAGGTGCAGCTGAGTCTGTACACTTTGAGTCTAATGATAAGATGGATGAAGCTAAACAACAGTTTGGTCCAGAAGAAACTAAACTTAAACCCGGTGAAACTATCGTAGATCTACGTGAACGTTTAGCTAGTATGGAACAAAAGCTAACACCAGTCGTAGATAAATTAAAAGAGGGTGAAGGTAAAACACCCACAGAAATTACTATACATCCAGCAATGATCTCAGCTAAGAAGATGGAAAAGAAGATCCATGATCAGCTAGAAGAGTCCGGTGCAAGAAAACAATTACGTGTTGCAGCATTTGAAACTGCACTGTTTGGCACTGGAGTTATGAAAGGTCCGTTTGCTGTAGACAAAGAATACTCTAATTGGAATGATGACGGTGAATACTCACCTACATTTAAAACAGTACCACAAACTTCTTCTGTATCCATCTGGAACTTTTATCCAGATCCCGATGCAGCTAATATGGACGAGGCCGAGTATGTAGTAGAGAGACACAAGATGTCTCGATCTCAAATGCGTACTCTTAAGAATCGTCCTTTCTTCCGTGCAAATGCCATCGACACTTCAATATCTATGGGTGAATCTTATACCAAGGAGTGGTGGGAGCAGGTCATGGAAGATGATGCTCAAGACTCTAAATCCGAAAGGTTTGAAGTTCTTGAGTTTTGGGGGAACGTTGATACTGATGTCTTAGAGGGACATGATGTAGACATTCCAGATGATCTAAAAGATATGGATCAAGTATCCGTAAACATTTGGACGTGTAATGGTCAAGTCCTCAGACTTGTCATGAATCCGTTCACCCCATCTATTATACCTTACTATGCAGTTCCATATGAGGTAAACCCATACAATATGTTTGGCGTTGGTCTAGCAGAAAACATGGACGACACTCAGACATTAATGAATGGTTTTATGCGTATGGCAGTTGATAATGCTGCACTGTCGGGTAACATGCTCATCGAGGTTGATGAGACAAACCTAACTCCGGGTCAAGACTTGTCGGTATATCCGGGCAAGGTCTTCCGCAGACAGGGCGGTGCTCCGGGTCAGGCAATCTTTGGAACTAAGTTTCCTAATGTGTCAAATGAAAACATGCAGATGTTTGATAAAGCGAGGGTACTAGCAGATGAGTCTACAGGTTTCCCATCTTTTGCACATGGTCAAACAGGAGTTCAAGGAGTGGGGCGTACTGCTTCTGGAATCAGTATGCTTATGTCTGCTGCTAACGGCAGTATACGTAACGTTATCAAAAATGTGGATGATTATTTACTAGCACCTATATCAAAAGCATTCTATCATTTTAACATGCAGTTTGATTTTGATCCTGAAATTAAAGGTGACTTAGATGTAAAAGCTCGTGGTACTGAATCACTGATGGCTAATGAAGTACGTAGCCAGAGACTGATGCAGTTCCTACAAGTTGTACAGAATCCAGTACTAGCACCGTTTGCTAAGATGGATTATATCATTCGTGAGATTGCTAAATCTATGGATCTTGATCCAGATAAACTAACTAACTCTATGTCTGATGCTGCAGTACAGGCAGAGATACTTAAAAAGTTTCAAGAAGCAAACCCACCAGAACCACAGCAACAACCACAAGTTGGGCCTGATGGACAGCCAATAGCTCCACAGGGGCAAGGAGCGCCTCCACAAGTAGGGGATACCGCTGGAGGTGGGGGTGGTAACATCGGTATAGGTACAGCACCTCAGCCGGGAGAACAGGGCTTCTCAGGTAATACTGGCCAACAGGGTGCTGCATGAGCCTAAAATTAGTAGTTAATAATAAACCTCAATGGGATGCAATGCTTGATGAGTTTAATATTCGTATTGCATTTGCCTACCGACAGTTAGAACAGCGAACAGAGATTGAAGAGATATACAGACTTCAAGGAGAGATTCGTGCATTAAAATCTTTAGCTATGCTTAGGGACAGAGTAAACAACGATGGCTGAAAATCTTGCCAAACAAATGGATAGTCTGTTTGATGCTGAAGGTCGGAGAAGACGTAAAGACAGACCTGTAGTTGAAGAAGAAAGACACCCTTTAGAAACTGTACCGTTCTTTGATAGACCTATGGGTGCTAGTATTAGAGATACTATAAAATTTATAGGTGAAGATGGCCCTGTTTATGAAACTGCTCTTGGAGACACATATACAATAAAATTAGATCCTGATCAAAGAAACCTAAGACAAAAATTTCAAGATGATGCTTTTCCAGCTATAGAGGCGTACCTTAAAGATCCAACATTACCAACTAAAGAACAAGTAGTTGGTGCAGGTAAAGCAGTAGCAGAAGCAGTTAAAGAAACTGTTAGTATACCTAAAGATTTATTGACAGGAGAAAAATCTGCAGTTGATGTTACTATGGGTGATGTGTTTGATACAGCTGGTATGATGGCTGTAGGTTCATTACCATTTGAAGTTCCTGAAGGTTCGTTAAGACTTTTTGGTGGTATAAATATTAAAGGTGCTACTGAACGTAAAAATTTAAACAAGGCAGTAAAACTTTTAGATAAATCTGAT